TACTTTGGAGAAACCCAATGGCAAAAGTCACTTACCGTGGTGTCGAGTATGACACTGAAGAGTACAACGCAGCAGTGATTGAAGAATCACATAAGCGTAACAGACACGATCTAATGTATCGTGGACTCAAGGTTAACAGCAAGGCATCTCCTTGCAGCTAAAATATAAAGGAGGGTATTGCTACCCTCCTTTTTTTATGTTATAATATTGGTGATGAAAAAATTCTAATGAATAAAAGTAAACTTAAAGTTTTATTATCTGCCTTGAAACAAGTGGTTGATGAGATAGAATCGGAAGTCTATTCAGATACTGATTCTTATACTACTTCTGCACCAGAATACGATGAGGTGTTTGATGACGGTTAAATTTGTAAGTGTTACTCCTGATGCGGAGAAGACTATGGCATACATTGCCAGAGTATCTAACCCAAAGAATCAGGACAATGAAAAGTTTGCTGGTCTATTGAAGTATTGTATCAAGCACAACCATTGGTCTGTATTTGAACAGTCTTCTATGACCTTGGAGATTGAAACTACAAGAGGTCTTGGTGCTCAAATACTTCGGCATAGATCATTTACTTTTCAGGAGTTTAGTCAGAGATATGCTGACACTAATCTGTTGGCAGATGAGATTCCTATGTTTGATCTTCGCAGTCAAGACTTAAAGAATAGACAAAATTCAATAGATGATATCCCCAACAACAAGAAGCAAGACCTTCAAGAAAAGATTGCAGAACATTTCGTTGCGTCAATGGATCTCTACAATGAACTCCTCGCTAATGGTATTGCGAAGGAGTGTGCGAGATTTGTTCTCCCGTTAGCAACACCCACCCGTCTTTATATGACTGGTTCATGTCGATCATGGATTCATTATATCAATCTACGGTCTGCACATGGTACACAGAAAGAACATATGGATGTTGTTGCAGAGTGTAGGAAAATATTTGTAGAACAGTTTCCATCCGTCTCTGAAGCCCTTGAGTGGGTCTAAATAAAACTACACAATTATCTTATTATGCCAACATATCCAATCATTCATAAAGAAACGAGAGAGAAGAAAGAACTCTCCATGACAATGAAAGAGTATGAAAAATGGAGAAATGATAACCCAGACTGGGACAAGGACTGGCAAGCAGGTGTTGCTGCATGTCAGGAGATAGAAGGATGGAAAGGTGAAGCAAAGTCTAGTGGATGGAATGAGATATTAGACAGAGCATCTAAACAACCTGGTGCTAATGTCAGAAAAAATCGTGATTACAGTTTTTAAATATGTCACGTAAAAAGAAAGACCAACCTATTGGCGTGGGTTTAACGTCCAAGCAGATGAAAAGAAAGAAACCTATCAATGCTGATATGATGAGGGATATAGAACCCCTCACAGATAACCAGCGACTTTTATTTGAAGCATATGCAAAGAATCAAAACCTTGTTGCTTATGGTGTTGCAGGTACTGGTAAGACTTTCATTACCTTATACAATGCACTGAAAGATGTTTTAGATCCATCGACACCTTACGAGAAAGTTTATATTGTAAGGTCTCTTGTTGCTACTAGGGAGATAGGTTTCCTTCCAGGTGACCATGATGATAAGTCTTATCTCTATCAGATACCTTACAAACATATGGTAAAGTATATGTTTGAGATGCCATCAGAGGCAGACTTTAATATGCTCTATGGTAATCTTAAGGCACAGGATACTATTGACTTCTGGAGTACATCATTTATAAGAGGTACAACATTTGATAAGACAATTGTTATCGTAGATGAATTCCAGAACTTGAATTATCATGAACTTGATAGTATAATGACAAGAGTAGGATCGCAATCAAAGATTATGTTCTGTGGAGACGCTTCTCAATCAGATTTAATTAAGACTAATGAGAGAAATGGTATCATAGATTTTATGCAAATCCTTCGTATCATGTCATCAGTAGATGTAATTGAATTTGGTGTAGATGATATCGTTAGATCAGGACTGGTTAAAGAATACATTCTCGCTAAATTGGAAATTGGTTTATGAATTTTACCCATTGTAATTTTTTAGGTGACCTTGAATTAAAAAAGAAAGAGACTCCTGGCTGTAGGTTGTATGAACTTCCTAGTGGTCAATGGGTTCCTTCTATTACTTCAGTAACTTCCTTCTATAATCGTCAGATCTTTATCAATTGGAGAAAGAGGGTTGGTATAGAAGAAGCAAACCGCATAACAAAGAAAGCAACTACCCGTGGTACAGATTTCCATGAGGCAGTTGAACTTTATATGTTAAACAAAGAGATAGATTGGAATAACTTTAGACCAGCAACCCAGTTTATGTTCCATCATGCTGCACCATATCTGGATAAGATAAATAACATACACGCTATAGAAAGGACTCTTTACTCTGAATACCTTGGTCTTGCGGGTAGAGTGGACTGTATCGCTGAATATGAAGGCGAACTAGCGGTGATAGATTTTAAGACATCAACAAAAATTAAACCTGAAAAGTGGTTAGAAAACTATTTTGTACAGGAAATGTTTTATGCATCTGCGTATTACGAACTTACTGAAATCCCTGTCAAAAAGTTAATCACTATCATGGTAACTCCTGAAGGTGATGTAAAAGTATTTGACAAAAGAAATAAAGGGGATTATATTAAGTTATTAGTACGCTATATAAAAGAATTTGTATCTCACAATACTGGGGCCAAGAATGGAGAAAACTGAATTAGAACAGGCACTGAAGGATAAATTCTTTTGCCCCGCAAGATTTGCACAAGAGATTGAAGGTCTTGTACAAACCCATCAAAATATGAACTACATTGATGCTATCGTTTACTTCTGTGATTTAAATGCTATAGATCTTGAGTCAGTTCCTAAACTTATATCTAAACCCCTTAAAGAAAAGATTAAGTACGAAGCACAAGAGTTAAACTTTTTGAAACGCACTAGCCGTGCGAAATTGGTTTTTTGATTCCATAAAAGTGGGAAAAAAATCCTGCCAAAAAAATCGCCTTATTACTTTTTTATGATGCCCTTTGAAGCCTATAAGTGTTACCTTGCGATGAAGAACCACTTCACCAAAGATAACTATGATTATATAAAGTATCGTGGTAAGGTTAGAGCAACGAATCAGGCATTCTATAAGAGAAAAGATAGGTTCTGGTTTGAAAAGTTTGCAAGACAGAAGAGTGATAAGGAAGTAGAAGAATTTTTTGTTGCTAACTTTACATCTTGTTCTGATCCAGAGTCATTATGGATAGGAGAGATGATAAAGGAAGGAGAAGGTAGGTATCAGGATTGGCAGAAGAAAGTGCAGTCATTATCATATGTGTTTAAAGAAGAGGTAGAGGATTTGTTTACAGATAATAAGGTTGATGAAGTGTTTGATTGTAGTAAGGGTCACCCTCCTATATTGAAAAAGTATTTGGGTGGTAACATAAGCTTGGAAAGTTTGGTAATATGTGATAGAATATTTGGGTACGGTAAAAATTTTGATAAGGATCTAAATGATCCCGTGTGGGAAACCGTCAGTAGGAGGGTTAAAAAATATAAACCCTTCCTAAATATAAATGTACAACGTTACAAAAAAATTCTAAAGGAGGTAGTAACCAATGGCAGCTCTTAATAATGGAGAGGTTCTTGAAAATCTGAAACAACAACTTGTCACCGCAGAAGAGACTCGTCTCAAAATCATTGGTGCCATTGATGTTTTACAACAGATTGAAGAGAGTCAAGTAACCCCAGAAGAACCAACTGAAACTGGAACAGTAGAGGTTGTTGATCAAGAGGGTGGTGAATGACTTTTTTCGATTCAGAAATAGTCAGAGCTGAAATGGCAGAGATTAGTGAACTTCAAGAAGAAGTTTACTCTAATGTCATGAAGTTTCATTATATGAATGATGAAGATAAGTGCTACCACATAGAACTTCTATCTAAACTTATTGATAAACAAAAAATTCTTTATGCACGTTTGAGTTTATCAGATGATCCAGAAGCAAAGCGGATGAAGGAGGATATCTGTAAGTCTGCTACAATTATGGGTCTACCTGATAATGTTGATATGAATACCGTCTTTGGTCAAATGTCACAGATGGTTGATGTAATGAAGGAACAACTTGACATCAAGTAAGTGAACTGATAGACTAACAAAGTACAAAACAAAAGCCAAATCTAAAAAATCCGAGGTAATCTTAATGTCTTTTGCTGATTTAAAAAAGCAATCCTCTCTTGGATCACTGACTCAAAAGTTAGTGAAAGAAGTAGAGAAAATGAATACTACTGGTGGTTCAGGCGATGAACGTCTATGGAAACCAGAGTTAGATAAAACAGGTAATGGTTATGCCGTTATCCGATTCCTTCCATCTCCTGATGGTGAGGACATTCCATGGGCAAAACTTTATTCTCATGCCTTTCAAGGGCCTGGTGGTTGGTATATAGAGAACTCTTTAACTACTACTGGTGGTAAAGATCCCGTCTCTGATTACAACAGGGAACTATGGAACAGTGGTAACGAAGCAGATAAGGATACGGTTCGTAAACAGAAGCGTAAGTTATCATATTACAGCAACATATATGTTGTAAAGGATCAAGTTAATCCACAGAATGAAGGTAAGGTTTTCTTATTCAAGTTTGGTAAGAAGATCTTTGACAAGGTGATGGAATCAATGCAACCAGAGTTTGAGGATGAGACTCCAATCAATCCTTTTGACTTCTGGCAAGGTGCAAACTTCAAGTTGAAGATCGTCAAGAAGGATGGTTACTGGAACTATGATAA